ACTCTTTGTTAGATCCAGCTAATGCCGATAGCCTACCTTTGCTAAATTCCTTACCCATAATCCAGCCAGCATTCCAATATTCATCTTTTAAGGCTGTATCTTCTTGAATTCTTTTAATTAGGCTTTTTTCTGATTCAAATTGTGCCTCGTATCCTTCAGTCTCTTTATATCTATTCTCACCTTTAATTTGAGCTTCAGCTAGCAATTCTCCCATTTTTACTCTGTTGCCTTCGGCTAAAGCCTGTTGATATTCATCATTATCCTCAAACATCTTGGTCATTTCTTCTTGGATAGCCCTATCTCTATCATTTTCCAAGGATGCTCTCCATTCCCCTATCATCTTATTGGCTTCTTTCATCTTTTCTCCATATTCACTATCGAAATAGTCTATTTGGGCTTGGATACCTTTTTTCCTTTCTTCATTGTAGCCGTCTCCCATTGCAGCATCCATACTTTCCTGTACGTCTCCCAATATACTTACCATACCTTCATAGGTCTTTGTTTGCTTTTCCATGTTTCCAGCAAAGTCAGATCCCATATAGTCAGCTATTGCTTTTGCTGCCTCTTCTCCAGGTACCAGTCCCTTTGAAACCATTTCCTGAACTTGTTCTTTTGTCTTGCCTGATGCCTTAGCTAGATAATCCCATACTGGGATACCTTTTTCTAATAATGGATTTAGGTATCTTGCTGTTGTCTTGCCTGTTGATTGCATCCTACCAAGATAAGTTGCAACATTATTCATGTCTTCTGGACTCATACTTAATGCGGATCCTGCATCCCCTACCTTAGTCAATAGTGGTATAAGTTCTTCTGCTTGATAGCCATAAGCTAATAATGTTTTACTTATATCGGTGAGTTGGTCATATCCAAAAGGTGTTTGCTCTGCAAATTTAACTACATCCGCTAAAAAACTATCAGCTTCAGCCTCACCACCCAATAAAGTTGAAAATGATATCTTTGCCATTTCCCTTCTTCCTGCTATATCGGTACCTCTTAATCTAGTCTCTTCTTGCGACTGCATAGCATCATCAAAGTAGGACTGTACTACTTGTTTAAAAGCTGTGTCTTGTTTGCCATATATACCTATGCCAGCCTGTACTGCCCCAAGCCCAGCCCCTAAAGCACCGCCTAATAATGGGTTGCCCACCATAGCACCTACTGCAGCTCCTGATGATGCACCTGACATTATACCACTTGCTATATCACCACCTAAATCACCAAAAGCACTACTTGCTACTCCCATGGCTACATTAGCCCCTAGATCTCCTATAAGCTTTGTTGCACCAGCCGCAGCTAAACTACTTCCAAGACTTTTAATTCCTCCACCAGTACCAGCTCTATTCTCTGCCTTACTTACAGCCCCAGTCAACTTGTGTATGTCTTTCTCAGCTTGTCTTGCATTTTTAGCTACTAAATCAAGGTTTCTTCTAGCATTTTCATAGTCTGCATTGGCTAGCTCCATTTTTAGTTTATCAGCAGCACTTCCAGTTGCAAGGAATTGCTTTTCTGCATCTCTTAAATCTGTTCTAGCCTTAGTTGTGTCTACTTTTAGATTAATTCTTGTCTTATTTAGCTGATCTAATTTGCCTTGTAGACCTGTCAAATCTTTGTTAAAGGCATTATTAGCATTCTTCATTGTAGTTATAGCCTGCGAAAAGTTATCCCTTGCTGATATGGCTATACTTATATCCCTTGCCAAGTTCTCACCTCCTATTTAAGGTGTTTTTCTTTGTTTTCTATGTGTTTTTCAAAAAAGGCCCTTATCATAACTTTTTCCCCTGGAGGTAGTTTATAATAAGAGCCTGGTAATATATCCTTTTCTATAAATAGATAATACATAAGTTGCATTTCAGCATCTTTATCTATTTTTTTTTAACTTCTTCTATATTTGTTGTTCTGAACCCACTAAGCTTTTCTATAGCCCTAGATATATCCTCAATCTCTCCGGGCAACAATAAGGCCTTAATAGTATCTGCTGCTGTTGGTGCATTATATTTAGCCCTCAATTCCTCTGATTTTAGATTAGGAGAAATCACCCCAGCTAATAAGATATGAACATTCATATCCCTTTCAGAGTGAAGTTTCTTTATTTCTTCTACCCTGTCATACTTGAGGGCCTTTATTTTAAATAATACATCCTTACCAATTTCTTTGCTTAATCTTTTTATCTTTATTTCTTGTTCAGGTAGCTTAGGGTTGTCTGCATTTAATAACAAGTCCAATACATCCATGGCCTACACCCCTATTTCATCTAGGAAATCATGATCAGTAAAGGTAAATGGTGCCTCTACTCTTCCATTTTGAGCAACTTCCCAATCAGCCAAAGTTAAATCATCAAAGGATACATTTTTCACTGCTACCCTTTCTGCGCCATAAGCATCAGGATCAGCTAATTTGGATATTACTACAAATCTTAAGTCTTGGCCATTGCTTATGGCTTTACCTATTTTTATAGCCATTCTACTGTTTACCTTATACATTCTTAAAGAGCCTGTCCCCTTTGTGCTGGTGATTTTAGTATCAACTGCCATCTTCCCACACATTTGGATATCTTCTTTATTAAATGCAACTCTTGCCTGCATACCATAGCACTCACTTACATATTCATTATCAAGCCACACTTCTCCCCATGTGCCTGATATTACTCTTTTTGCACTATCCATTTTACCCCTCCTCTATATAACAATTTTTAAATCAATATCTTCTATTGCATCCAGTATCTTGATATTAGCTTTTAAGAATACTTTATCGGCAGTATTAGCTTCTTTAATTTCTTGTTCAGACAATTCAGATGTATCCACACCTGTTGATTGTAGATATAGTTCCTGGGTTGCCATGTCAATTCCTACCTCACTAGCTCCAGCCTGTAGTATTCCATCAAGTTCTAATTGAGTGAAATATCCAGATATAGCAGTAATCAATAAGCACTTATTGTCATAACTATTAGCATATTTCCCTATATAATTGTCCTGGGCAGTTATCCTTATATCATTTTTAATCATGTCTACTGCTTCAACAATTTTGATTTTCTTAAACTGTTCGTTCTTATCCTTAGTAGTAGTTACTAAGCTATTTACTCCCCTACCTACCTTTACCTTAGCCCCATCATGAAATATAATGAGTTCCCCATTATCAATAGCATTATCCATGACTGTCTTGGATAGTCTTTCAACATCTGTAAGCTCTGGTAGTGGTGCATAAGTTGCTGATATAGTCATTGGAGTGCCTGCTATAAGTCCAGCTATCCTAGCACAGTATTTGGCGGTGTTATATTCTGTATCTCCTATAGCCATTCCATCACTGGTAAAGTTAATTATAGCCTCACTATCAGCCGCTTTATTAGGTAGTATTGCCTTATAAGTCTTTTCATTAGTTCTTTGGCTACCTATCCAAGTAGCTATTTCAGTTGCCTCTGTCCCATCAGTATTATAAGGGCCTACTAGATAATCAAATTGTAATGTTTCAAAGTGTTCCAGCGCCTCTGATAAATCTTCTGGTGATGCTGGTAATACATATAAGAGTACTTTTCTAGGAGCCTCTACATAGCCAATGAAAGCTTGTTCTACATACTCTTTATTAGTTTGGTTAAGGCTCTTTGGTATTTGAGTGACATTTGTTAGCTCATGCGCCCCTTGTACTCCTACTGTGGAGTCTTTTAGTATAATAGCAACTGTCCCCTTTGAGGACCTTTTAATTGCTGATATACCTTGAGACTTAAACTCTATATTAATATTTGGTAATCCCATTTTACTCCTCCTCTACGGCCACTAGGACCTCTTTCATTTTTGGTAGTTCCGTCTCTTTACCTCTAATCTCGTTATATTCAAATTGTAAATCTACATAGGCCTTATCAAAGTCCCTACCACCATTGCTTGCTTTTACTTCTACAGCCCTATTTTCCATCTGCAGGTATCCACTTCTAAATAAATTCATAATATTTTGTTGTATCTCCAATAGCTCTACACTGTTGCTATGGTGGTATACGTCAGTGGACCCAAAGCATGTAATCGTATAGTACGCCCTCTCGGTTAATGTCTTTGCGTTGGCTGGCTCTTGGGTAACTCTAATTAATTGCAGTAAAAAAGAAGGCCTGTCAAAGTCCTTTGGTACTAGGTCAATATATACTGTTGGCTCTGGATATATGCTTACAATTAGTCTATTTATTTCATCCATTATCTTTATAGGGTCTAGTATATTAATCGCCCCCTATCATTTTTACTAGCTCATCAGCAAAGTCCTCAGCCATTTTTATAGCCTTATTCTCTATCTTGCTATAGGCATTTTGGTAGAAATGATAGCCATCTACATAAGGCACATTGATATCAGGCTTATATCTTTCTGACTGCCCGCTAGGGCGTCTGATATTATGACCTGTTTCCAGATACCTCGTTATGGCTCCTGGACTATTTGGACCTGTGCTTTCATCTGTAGGCCTTACTGCTGCATATCCGCCACCCGACCCTACATGTTTTTCTTGCCAATTTCTAACTTTACTATTACTATCATCCATGCCAGAGTTAGCTATATGAGCATCTATTTCCTTTTTGGCCATCTCTGCTATTTCTTCATGGAGCTTTTTTCTCATGCCTGGTGCCTCATCTAGTAGCTTATTTAGTTTGTTAGAAAATTCAGCCATACCACTTATATCTATACTTTGCATGATTAAGCCTCCTTAACAATGTTAATCTCATAC